AGCACCAAGACCAGCAGGAGTTCCGGTGAGAACCCAACCAAGCGTTGACTGGAAACTGCCGACAATATCAAGCGGACGGGCAGGTGTCGCCGTCCCAATACCCACCCGATTGTTAGCCGAATCCACCTTCAGGGTCGAGGTATCCACCGTCAGATCGCCGGTGATGGTGGCGGAGGCGAGGGTGGCGGTGCCGCCTGCCCCGAGGATCTGGTTGGAGGTGATCTTCTTGGTGGTGCCCGATGCAGCCATCGTCGTGTCGGAGACATCGACAATGGGGAGGACATCCACCGCTGGATCGACGGTCGAAATCGCCGTCAGTGCTGTGATCTTTGTATCTGCCATAAACTGTTAGTTAGCTTGAATGATGAGTTTGCCACTGTCCTCTTGGAGCAGGAATGAAGCATCCTCCAACAAGATGGAATCAAAAGTCCCAAACGTGATGACGATCTTGTCACCGTTCTCCAGCAGGACGAAGAAGTCGTCCTCCTGAAGCAGATCCCGGCGCAGGATCGGTAGATCGCCAGGGGTAACATTACCCCCACCGTTCGATACCAGTCGTGTGCCGAGAGCGAGTGTCACGAGTTGATCACGCCATTGAAGGCCACCACCTGACCGCTAGAAATCTGGAAGCTCGTGATCGGTCCCGGCAGCGTGATCCCCGCAGGGATGGTCGCCGTGGACCAAGATCCGCTGATGTTGCCACCGGTGATCGAAGTGAAGGTGGTCGGGGCGATCGTGGTGATGGCCACGAACGGGCCAGTGGTCAGCGTGGTGGCGGTCACGAGTTCGGCCTCACGGGCAAAACCGGTGACCCCGAAGCGGGCCACCGGCTGTCGCGTCCACCGCTTCCCATCAAGGACAACAGAATCGGTGCCCATCGGAGCGATGTGCTCGATGGACTTGCCATTGTTCTCGAAGGTGTAGATCGGCATATCAGGACTCCATCTCGCTGTCGTATTCCTCGACCATCTCCCGCATACCCTTCTCATCCATCGGCTCCTTGTTGGCCATGGACTTCTCGCCCTTGCTCTCGTACTCGGCGGGCATGCCGTTGACGCTTCGGATCTCGATGTAGGCTTCGCCGTTATCGAGCTTCTTGAGGATACCACGAACATCGTCCAAAACCACTTCATCACCGACCTCGGGCGTGGCCTGCTGGCCATCTTCCATGTCGGTGGATAGGGCTTCGACCGGAATAGAAATCATGGGCGCATTGTTGTCGGCCTCATCGCATCCGCAAGCGGAATGAGAAGAAGGGGCACCACCATTACGATGATGCCCCCTCGGGCCGACGGCGATCACCATGATGGTGGCCGTCTTCCTGGGTCGCATATTACAGCGTGGTCGAGGTCTTCGTACGATGCACCAGGTACCACACCGGGTTGTTGGTGTTGGTCGCGCTCGTGTTACCAGCGGCCAGACGCAGAGCGGCGAAGTACAGCTTCACGCCGACAGTGACGAGCTGGTTCAGCGGGTCGCTCTTGTCCGGGGTGTCGGTGATCACGATCTTCGGAGACAACGGATCATCACCGGTCAAAGCAGGGATACCGAACGACTCGTTACCGAAGAAGAACGAGGCAATGATGTCCTTGCCGGTCCCAAGACCACCACCAGCGGGGGTCGTCTGATTAACGAACTCATCACCAGCAGTACCGGAACCGGTGCTGACGAACGAGTTGGTCTGCTGAACCACGCGGCAACCGTAGATGGAGCCAACCTCGCCCTTGTAGAACGGCTGGCCCTTGTTGCCGTAGTTCGACGCGTTCAACCAGTCGCTGTCGCGCATCAGGTCGCGGGCCACGCGGGGGTCGGTGGCCAGCACGTAGCCACCGTTGATCATGGGGGCACGGTTGCGCTTCAGCCGGGTCATGGAATCGAGGACAGCAGAGGCCGTCATCGTGGTGTTCGCAGCAGTGAGATCGCTGTTCAGCGCAGAGAAGGTCTGCGTGGTCAGCGTGGCGGGGTTACCGTAGACCTTGATACCCGGAGGGTTTTGTCCAGCGGTGTTGTTGATCGCGTCTTCGTTTGAAATCGTCGATTGTCGGTGAGGCCGATGACCTGACCGTACTGAGCCAGAGGCTTTTCAAGCCGGTTCAGAGACAGAGCGCGGTAGTTGGCGGAAGAGATGGCAGTACCTTCACCAAGAGCCTGAACGCTGCCGATGCTCGGCGCTCCGAAGCGGAACATCGAGATGGCCTTGTTGCCATTGTTCTTGGGGATCGGAGCCTTCATTCCGAACTGATCAAGGATCGTCTCCTGCTGGACGATCGAGAGCAGCTCCTTGCTGAAGTAGTTCTGGAACTGGAGTTGAATGCCGGTTGAACCGGAAGTAGTGATGGGCATATTTGAGTTGTGGTTGTGCTATCAGTTTGCTTCCCGATCGAACTCTCTGGCGGCTCTTAAGAGCGCCTCCCTCTGCTCCTTGAGAGATAGCTTGGAGAAATCCTTCTCTTCAGCCTTGAGCTGTCCTGCCGGGATGCTCTTACCGATAGCGGTCTTCTGCTGGAGCTTGTTGAGTTGTTCTTTCAGAGCCTTGTTCTCGGCCTCGATCGACTGTGCTTTGGCTGCTGAGTCTTGGAGCTTCATCAGTTCGACCGCATGGACGAGTCCATCCGGCATCGACTGCAACACGGGCACCCTCTGGAGCAATTCGACAGTACGCTTGTACTCGGCGCTGTTCTGATCCTTCAACCAGGTCTCCTTCTCGGACAACCGGGCATACGAATCAGCCCACGCCTTTGCGAACTTCTCCTGCTGCGCCTTCTGCTGCCGTTCGGTTGCAGACTTGCGGACTCCTTCGGCCTTGGCTCGCGCTGCCTTGGCCAACTGAGAATCGCCATCGGCCTCGAACTCCTTGGCCGCAGCCTCGTAGTCCTCCGCCGTGTAGCCCTTCTCATCGCGGAAAGAGTTGGTCTCCGCAGCCGTGGATTGCTCCCGCTGCTTGCCCCATTCCTCCCGCTCCCGCTTCAACGCTTCCTTCTCGGCTTTGATGGCCTCCTTCTCCGCGTTGATCTGCTCCCAGGTCTTGGCCTTTCGGTTCTGTTCCTGGGCGAACTTGCTGCTGCTCTTCTCCTTCTCAGCCTTCTGCTCGGTCTTCTTCTCGGCCTTCGCTTCTGGCTCTGGTTTGGTGCCTACCTCCTGCTCGCCACCATCGACCTCTTTGCCGGCGTTCCCCGCATCGGAGGACTCTTGCTCAACCGGAGCTGTCTCATTGGTTGTTGGAGACTGCTCCTTTGGCTGGCTGTCGATATCGACACCGGCATCGTAATCGTTGGCCAATGCGAGCATTGCATCGGCACTCAGTGTATCATCTGGCATGTTGTGCTTTTACTCGTTTGCTGGCCCGCACAGACCAACAACCGCAACTTTGATCCTATGTGTTCGTGGCAGAATCCGGATCATCATCCTGCCCCGTAATTGATTCTTGGTCGGCCATCACTTCGATGACCTTCACAAGACTGGCCTGACCCATTGCAAAACCTGATGAGTATTGCAAATGGTTTCGATCAGTTATGGCTGAAGCGTTCTGCATGAGAACGGTGTTCAGCAGGGCGTCCCGGAAGCGTTTCCCGGTATCGCTCTTGAAGAAAGTGTTCAGCGCATTGGCGTCTTCCTTGCGCCACGGAAGTGGATCGACCCACCGCTGATGCCGAGTGAACGTCCACGCGGCGCGGGCTCGTGCGATGAAGGAGATCATCACTTGCTGGCGGCCTTCTTTCGACCGGCGGCGGCGCGGCGCATGAACTCTGCGGCCCCGAGTTTCTTGCGACCGATCCACGCGGCGAGGGCCTTGGGATCATCGGCCCCTTCCTTGCGGAGTTCGCTAGCCAGTTTGCTGAACTTGGATTTCTTTTTCATGTTGGAAATGGGTCACCACGCTTTGCAGCTCCAATGCCTCGGCGTGGTCTTGTCCGTGGCCGTATCGCAATTATGCCGTGCGCGAAAATTTTTTCGCCGCTCCGGATCATCCCGCTTGATCTCCATCTTGGGATCGCCGAAGCGGACCTTGATCACGGTACCTTTCGGGGTACGAACATACACCGCCTTCTTCTTCCGCTCGCCCGGGGTGTAGAATGGCTTGTTGAGCGTGACCTTCTTGCCTTGGTATTCAGCCATATCAGTGTGCCTCTCCTCCGCTGAATAGCGGTGATTCCTGGATCTCGTTGAGGTCGGCCACAACCGGCTTCTTGCGCTGGAACCGGATCTTCGGCGGCACCCCTTCCTCCAGCTTCTGCATGAGGATCGGCTCCGGCTCCGGTTCCTTGGGCGTGGTGGGCGCGATATTGATTTCGACGTAGGGGATTTCTTGGGGCGGGGTCATGTTCTTCTTCGCCTCGAACTCGCCGCACCAGTCGTTGGCATTGAGAGTGGGCCAACAACTTGGTCTTCCAGCGGGCGGGAATCTGCGGCAGGTCCCGTCCACACAATAGAACCGACAATCCTTACATGTCACGGTGATCATCATCCTTGCATCATCGGCTGCTCAGCCACAGGAGCGGGGGGTTGCGGGGCCGCTTGTGCGGCGAGCATGCCCGTGCTCTCGAAGAACTTCTGGATCTCCTTCCGCAGCTTCCGCGCCTCGTTCGTGGCCACCTGTTCGTAGCCCTGCAACAGGCTGTCGATCCGCTGCATGAAAGCGTTCTTGCTCACCGGACTCATCACC